TAAAACAATTCTTTTTTCATCTTCAGTTAAATTGGAGTTTATAATTATAAATTTATTTCTTTTAATATTTATATAATAGCCTTTAGTGTTATCGGAGTATTCTAAAAATTTAACATTTAAGTTAAGGCAACTAGCTAAAAGAAAAGGGTCCCTGGTTCCATACTTTTTAACTAGGTTCTTAACCCTTAATGGTATGTTTTTCATAAGACCACCTACTTCTTTTTACTATACTTCTCTTTATTTATTTTTTTAGATTCCCAAAACAAATCACTTATATCCTTAAATATTTTTTCTTTATCATCTTCATCAAGCTCACCATTCATGAATAGAGCTTTAGCATCTTCCATAAATGTATCATGATCCTTTTGTTCTTTTTTACTATAATTATCCGGTTTTATATTAGTTAATATTTTGGTGGCAGGTTCTTTAATGTCAGAATTGCCCATTAACCAATCTAAAGATACATTATAATCTATAGCAATTTGTTTTTTTAATTCATCATCAGGTCTACTTGATCCAGATTCATATTGAGATATGGTAGATTTTTTTAAATTATATGGCTTTCCGAATTCTTCTTGAGTTAAATTATTTTCAGTTCTCAACATTTTTAATCTTAGTCCTAAAGTATTGATTCCCATATAAACCTCCTATAGATGTTTAACATATTCAAACTAATTATATTTTACCACAAAGGTATAAAATAAAAATAAAGTTTGAAAAAATTAAACTTTATTATAAAAATACGTTGACAGTTTGAGAAAATAAAACTATAATCAAATTAATAAGTTTGACAAACTAAAACTTATTTTAAAAGGGAGGTGACATATATTAATACAAAAGCATTAGTTAAATTTAGAGAAAGAGCAGGCTACTCTCAAGAGAAAATGGCTACGTTACTAGGATATAAGAGCAAAGGTAGTTATTGTTTAATAGAGCAAGGCAAGACTAAAGTATCAATTGAATTAGCTTTAAAAATAAAAGATGTTTTAAAACTAAGCACAAATGAATTCCTAGAGTTTTTTTATATACATTAAGTTCTAGTTTCTTAAACTTACAATTTAATTTTAAATCAAAAGTGAAATTATAGGAATGTATTCAAAATACATAAATATTCCATAAATACCATATGGGAATACTTGTCTACTGAAAATTAGGTATTTATGGTAATTGAAGAAAAGGGAGGTCTTTATATATGGAAGTTAGATTATACATGGAGTTTGGTTCTATAAGATGCATATTGAGAAAGATGGATCCTAATTATGCTTATGTGTGTGATGCAAGAAATAGCGCATTGGGGCATATATCATTTGAAAACTATAAGCTCATATACAAAGGTGTTGGACCTGAGGAGCTAAAGGAATATAAACTTATTAAAAAATAAAGTAGGTGATGTTAATGTCAAATGAATATAGAAACATTTATCAAATAGCAAGAGAATCCTCTGGACTAACACAAGAAAAGGCAGCTGAATTAATAGATGTGTCTGTGGAAAGTATCAGGTGCTATGAAGGTGGAAAGAGAATACCACCGGATAAGATTGTAATTCGAATGATTGAGATATATGACGCTCGATATCTTGCATATCAGCATTTAAAAACAAGTGCAGAAGTTGGGCAAACATACTTACCTAAGATAGAGCTAAAGGATTTACCAACTGCAATATTAAGACTTTTAAAAGAGGTAAATGACTTTGTAAATTGCAAGGATGAATTAATAAATATAACTTGCGATGGAGTTATAAGTGAAAATGAACAAGAACGTTGGAAGTCAATATTAAAGGAATTAGAAGATGTTGAAGAGGCTATAATGGCCTTGAAATTTGCAAAATAAAAATATTTATAGTCAAAAAATAAGAGTAGTCAAAAACCATCCTATAATTATTATATAGGGGTAAATCACGAGATGGTATGTTTTTGAATATTATATATCAGCAATAAGATGATGGGGTGCAAGTATGAAAGTTAATGTTTTTTTACCTGATGATATAACATATCTTCAAGAAAAATTTGCAGATGTAGTAACTGATATTTTGATAAGAAAACTGAATAGAAAAGAAGTTGAAGAGCTGATAGAAGTATTGGAAACTACAGATTCTTTATAGAGCATTAACAAACAAAGTGTAGGAGGGAAAGTGTTATGAGTAAAGATGATATAGTGGTGTACTTAAGTCATATTCGAGATATAAGCAAAGGGGAAGGACTTAATTTAGATGCAGCAGCTTTAACTTTTGCAATTGATGCTATAAATACATTGGATATAGTTAAAGGGAATTTAGTTCAGATTGAAGCACCAAACGTAGGAGATAGCTATATTGATGATTCTTTGGTAGCTATTAATAAAATCCATGAGTATAAGTATGAGGAGGAAGCAATATGAAATATACAGTACATGGATTTAGCCAAGAAAGGTTAATAGAACTGGGATTAGACTATGTAGATGCAGCAATACTTAGGTATTTTATAGATTTTAGGGAAACAAAGAAAATGGCCACGAAAATAATAAATGGAGAGCCATATTATTGGGTAAAGTATGAATCCATTCTTCAGGAGTATCCAATTTTAAATATAAAAACAAAAGATAGCATGTATAGGAGGCTTAAAAAGCTAGAAGAAGCAAAGGTATTAAAGCATGTAACAATACGGAGTAATGGGACATATTCTTATTACACTACATCAGAAAATTACTTAGAATTGGTATCAAAAAATGAAACGGATGAAAATCCGAACCAAACGGATAGAAATCCGAGTCAAACGGATAATAATCCGGAGCATACGGATGAAAAACATACAGGAGTCGGATTGAAAGTCGGAACAAATAATCCTTCTACTATATCCATTAATAATAATGTCGAGAATAAAAATCTCGACGATAATGCAAAAAAAATAATTGAGTATTTAAATACTAAAGCTAATAAAAATTTTAGAACAAATACTCAAGCAACTAAAAAATTAATAAAAGCAAGGTTAAAAGAGGGGTTCACCTTAGAGGATTTCAAAAAGGTTATTGATAACATGGTTGCTGAATGGACAGGCACCCAATGGGAAAAGTACTTGGTACCTACTACCCTATTTGCAGGTAAGTTTGAAACTTATCTAAACCAAGGGAAAAATGAAAAGAAGAAGTTAACCGCAGATCCTAAGGAACCAAATAAACCTTTAAAAATTATATGGGGGGAAATGTAGCATGGAAATGGTTATGCCATATAGCTTAGAAGCAGAATCAACAGTACTTGGAGGAATTATAAACAACTCTGAAAAGTTAAATGAGGTTGAAGATATATTAAATCAAAGTGATTTTTACATGGAGAAACACCAGTTAATATATAGCACAATGAAAGAATTAAGCAATAGGGGAATAAGTATTGATTTAGTTACCTTATCAAATGAGTTAAACACTAATAAAAAGATAAATAAGTGTGGAGGAATGACTTACTTAACTTCTCTAAGTGGAACATCTAATTTTGGAGAAAACATATTAAATCATGCAAACATAGTTAGAGAAAAATCAGAGAGAAGGAGACTTATAAAGGCAGGCATGAAGTTAATTGAAGACTCTTATGATGGAGATATAAACCAGGTATTATCTTCTATGGAAATGGCATTAGATAGTGTAGCTGATAAAAATAAAGATGGAGAAATGGTTAGCATTGGAGATGCATTACAAGATGCAATTACAAGTATTGAAGATAAGTTCAAAAATGGAAGTAGAATCCTTGGTAAAACCACAGGCTTTAAATCATTAGATAATACTATTTCAGGTTTGAATAAAGGAGATTTTATAGTAATAGCTGCAAGACCTTCAATGGGGAAAACTGCATTTGCACTAAATATTGGACAGGCTGCAAGTAGGGAAGGCAATGTGGGTATATTTTCACTTGAAATGCCAGAGGAACAACTTATGCAAAGATTTTTATCAGCTAGATGCCTAATTCCATTTCAGACTATTAAAACAGGAAAACTAAGTCCTGCAGAGTTTGAAAGAATATCTACTGGAGCTGCAGACCTTGCTAATAGAAATATTTTTATTGATGATAATTCAACATCACTTTCAGATATTAAAGCTAGATGTAGAAGTTTAAAAAAGAAACATGGCTTAGATGTTGTTATTATAGATTATCTTCAACTTCTTGAAACAACAGAGAAAACTTATTCAAGGGAACAGGAAATAGCAAAAATATCTAGAGAACTTAAGAAGATGGCTAAAAAATTAGAAGTAACAGTAATAGCTCTATCACAGTTATCACGTGCTACAGAACAAAGAGCAGATAAAAGACCAATGCTATCTGATCTAAGAGAATCAGGTTCTATAGAGCAGGATGCAGATGTAGTAATGTTTTTATATCGTGATGAATACTATGACGAGGATAGTTCTAGAAAAGGTATTTCAGAAGTGATAATTGGTAAAAACAGAAATGGACAAGTTAAGACTATAAACTTAGCATGGCGTGGAGAATATCAACGTTTTGGAGAAGTAGCAGTGTAATGGATATGAAAGAGTTAAGTAATGATATCTTAGAGTTTTTAAAAATGAGTAGAGAATTACTAGACTATTGCTCCTGTATGGAGATGGCAACTAAGTATAAACCGAAAGAATTTAATTATAGCGAATATAGGCATCTACTTCATAACACAGTTAAAGAAATAGTGAAAAAGGAAGATGTAGCCAAAGTATAT